TCGAGAGGGGGAAGCCTACCACAGGGGGCTGTCTCGTTAGCGGAGGGGCCACCTACAGAGGTGGAACGGGACTCCGGCGTTTCCCGGAAGCACCCCCCGGGGGTCGGAACGATCGAGCCCCCCCCCACCCCCCCCTACCCATCGTCCCTCGCCTGGCCGCCTCGCCGCCCGCCTGCGCCTCACCTGGCCACCCACCCCTCCCGCTGAGAAGGGACATGACACGAGCAGGGGAGGGCCGCCCGCGCGGGGAGGGGCGGGGTCAGGCAGGCTGGCGCGCGAGACCCGGAGGCGGAGACAGTTACGGCCGTGCGGGCCCCGAGAGGGCGGGAAGTGCCTCCGTCTCCAGGCCCACGAGCAGCCGACAAGTGTCCGGCGGATGTCCGACGCCAGAGAGCAGGGCAGCGACATGCCGGCGACGTGACACCGCTGTGCCGCCGCTGTGCCGCCGACGTGCCGCCGACGTGCCGCCGACGTGACGGCAGCATGACGCCGACGCGACGGCAGCATGTCGCCGACGCGACAAACGCGACAGACGCGACAACGGAGTCCCCGGGGGGGGTCCGGGGTGTCCCCGGGGGGGCCGGACACCCCAGACCCAAAGCCTCAGCCCGGGCCCTCGGACTCGGCCTCTCTCAGCCGCTCACGTCGGGCCAGCTCGGCGGCTTGGGCCTTGGTCGGTCTCCACCCCGCCGGAATGGGGCTAGGAATGGGGTCGCAGTCCACCGGGACGGAATGAGTGCTCCTAGCCTGGATAGCTGAGGCTGCCGAAATGCGGGTTTCGCCAATCGCTATTAGCTCCTCGGGGGTTGGTGGCCTGCGGGAGCGCACCGGGGCAGCCCGCGGGGCTCGCTCCGCCTCCGTCTCCTCGACCACCTCCGCCTCTCGGGCCAGCTCGAACGCCTCGCGGCTCAGGCTCTCCGGGGTAGCCATCTCCTCCAGGCCCGGAGGGAGCTGCGGCGCCTGGTCGTAACCCTTGAGCGGCGTCCCACTTGCATCCACCCGCAGCAGCACCACCCGGTCCGAGCCGATCATCGCATCCAGGCCCAGGGACACCGGCCCATCCAGCCGGTCCAGCACGACCTTGCACGCCTCTACGCTGCCCCCCCTGCCCGCCGCGCCGACCTCGACCAGGCCCGCGACCATGCGCCGGAGGTCTTCAGGATGCGCCTCTAGGTGCCCCTGAAGGGCCTTGGCGAAGCTCACGCGCCCCGCCTTGGCCTTCCCGCCCAGCTTGCCCGCGGCGGAGGGATCGGGCCCTCCGGGCTCTCCGAAACCCTGCCCAGTGGCCGAGGGCCGGCTTGCGGGGGCACAGGGCGCTACTTCGGCGTCAGGATCGCCCGGGGTAGGCTCCGTCATCCCTCGAGCGTAGACCGCCCTCCCTGGGGCTGCAAGGGCTCACCCCGAGTGGTGTCTCCCGGGTGTGGGCTGGCGAGCTTGGGTGGAGCTCCGCTGGTGAAGGACGGGGAGGGGAGGAGGGGCAGGCCCCTACCGATGCTGGGGCGGTACGATGTCTCCCCTCGGGCCCTGGCGCCAGTAGGTGAGCCATGCTGGGCCGAGCCAGACGCTAGCGGCGAGGGGGGAGATCCCCCAGCCGACGAAGCGCCAGCGGGGGCGGCGAGCGCGCATGAGGGTGAGCGAGTAGCCGACCGAGACCCGGCCTGCACCGAGGATCACCGTCCCCCCCTGAGACCTTGGCCGAGAGCGTCCCACCGGGAGGGGGAGCCGGGGCGGCGGGAGACGGCCGGCGAGCCGTGCCGCTGGCCATCGAGCGGGCGGGAGGAGCTGTGCACGAGCACGGAGCCCACGAGCCGAGGGCCGCAGGGGCAGCCGAGGTCGGCACGGTGGCCCGGGGGCGGGAGGAGGGGGAGGAGCGGCGGGGGGAGCATCGAAACAGTCATTCCGCCTCAAGCCTACCCTGCTGGGGGCCGATAGGGCCAGCATGAACTACCCCGTCGAGGACTCGCGCGAGCTGACCCTCTACCTCCTGGCGCGTGCGATCGAGGAGGCCTGCCGGCTCTCGGCTCTCCATCGCTGGACCTGGGACGACGAGTACGACGCCCAGCGGATCGAGCGGCGGTTGGCCGCCCACGGGATCCATGTCGATTGGGTCTTGACACCCGTAGCAGGCAGGCTATCATCCCCCTAGTTCCCCGGGATTCCCCTGGGGGCGAGTTGAGCGAAAGGAGGCCAGCAATGGCCGCTAATCAGAGAATCAAGGTTCTCACGAGCCGCTACAAAGGCCGCTGCCGTGGATGCGGGAGCCCCTTCCCCGCTGGTACGCGCATCGGCTGGGCCGGCAAGCGCACGAGCTATCACGAGGCCTGCATCCCCGCCGGCGAGGCGCCCCAATGCGCCGAGTGCCGGGGGAGCGGGACCGTGTACGTCGGCATCACCAAGGAGCCCGTACCCTGCCCCACCTGCCACGAGGAGGCCCACGAGGCCCTTCGGCAGAAGGCCTACCCCAACTCAGCCCCGCGGCTCACCCGGGCCCAATTGGCCGTATGCGCGGAGGCGGAAGACCGCGGCGCGACGATGACTTGGACGAATTCCGGGGGCCGGTGCGAGGATGCGCCGTGTTGCGGGTGCTGCACTTGAAGGGCTCCAGCCGATTCGACGTAGGCGCGCGAGTGCGCCTCAACCCCTCCACCGTGTGCGAGGGGGACAGTCAGCCCGACCCTGCCGCCGCGAACCTCGGAACTGTCCGTGCCGTGGAGGGTCCCTGGCTGGCCGTGGCCTGGGACGGGGAGCAGGGATGGTGCGAGTACCACCAGGAAGACCTAGAGGCGGACCTTGAGGGGGCCTGCCGATGACCCGCTGGTCCGACGACCGCGCCGCGATCCTGTGCGCGTGCTGGGCGGTCTCCATGCTGACGGCGGCGGGGGTCATCATCGCTGCCGTGGTTCACTCCCGGGGCCTCTTCTAGCCCCACGGGCACGCGGCACCCGACCCAACGCCGCACCATCCACCCGGGGGCACACCGTCTCCGGGAGAACTGAGCGAAAGGACCGAGCCATGAATGAGTACGAATCACGCCAAGCGCGCGGAACGCTGGGGAGGGCCCGCTGATGGCCTGGCTCCTCTACATCGACGACGAGGGCACCTGGCGGCCTGTGCACGCCGTAGGCGAGCGCGAGCCGCTCAGGTACGGCACGCCAGGCGAGGCCATCGACGCGGCCCAGGCGAGCAGCTACGCGGCCAAGACGGCCCAGGGGGGAGACGGCTCGATTGCCGTGGCCCCCGAGGGCTGGGATGGCTCAGGGGCGCCCGAGCCCGGCTCCGGCATGGTCGCTCAGGGGGTGACGTCATGAACCAGCCCGACCACCTAGACGCGGCTGCGCGAGCCTACGACCTGCTAGGCCAGGCGCTCAACCGCGCAGCAACCTCGAAGCACACCACGGAACACCCCTGCGGGGGCGAGGAGAACGAAACGACCCCCAACCCCCGCCCGCTGGGCGTGCCCCCCGGAGTGAGCGAGCACTACTTCGCAGAGCCGACGGCGTACCCCTGCGTCACAATCGGAAGTGAGGGCGATGTCCGCACCGGCCCCATCTTCGAGGAGTTCAAGGGCTGCGACTGCCGCCTCATTCCGTGGAGGGATTGGAAGGCGGCCCACAGCGCGGCCCGGGGCTATCCGGAGGCGCTGAGACTGCTGGAGGAGATCACCGTAGAGGTGGATCGTCCTGTCGGAGATCCGTGGGACGTAACCTTGCTGGCCCGCGCCCGCTCCTTCCTGTCCACCGCCAAGGCGCAGGCCGAGAACGGAGGCCACCGATGAGTGAGAAGAGACAGCTCGGCGTGCCCCCCGGAGTGAGCGAGCTGCCGTGGAGTTACTTCGACACGCAGGCCGCCAACGCCCGCTACATCGCCCTGGCCTGCAACGGCTACCCGGAGGCGCTGAGACTGCTGGAGGGGATGAACAAGCTTGTCGAGGCGGCGCAGCAACTCTGCACGCGTGCAATCCTGCCTGGCTCGGACACATCTGAACTCGCTCCTGAGCGGTTCGTCTCGCGCATGGTTGACCTCATGGACGGCCCGTTCCAGCGCCAGCATCAGCTTCCCGCCCGCTCCTTCCTGTCCACCGCCAAGGCGCAGGCCGAGGACGGAGGCCAGCCGTGAGCGGGCCCGAGCCGATCGTGCTGGCGCTGGATCCGGCCCTGTTCCGTCTGGTGAAACTGCTCCTGGCGGCCTACGCCGCGGACATCCTGCTCTCGGCGCTCGTCGGACTCATCCGGAGGAAGTCGTGAGCCGGTTCGGCTGGCCCCTGCCTGGGGATGATGGGCCGCCGGACGGCCCGGACATCGAGTGCCCGGAGTGCGGATCCGTCAACGTGCGGGAGACCACGTGGCAGCTCGACCACTACGAGTGCGAGGACTGCGAAGAAGTGTTCCGACCCGAGACCGACGCAGACCGCGCGGCCGAGGCCGCCGAGAGGCGCATGGACGCAATCCGCGAGGATGGGCCGTGAATGACTCCGCCAAGCGCCGCGCCGAGTTCCTGCGCGGCTACCTCCACGAGGGCGAGGACTGCCCCGTGTGCGGTGGCTACTACTCCCCGCACACAGTTCTGCCCCTCACTGAGCGCCAGACCGAGGTACTCGAGTTCTGGCTGGATTTCCGCAGCAGGCGCGGCGTCTGGCCGACGCTCCTGGACGGGGCTCAACACTTCGAGTTGAGCCGCCCATCCATTCACCGGCACCTGGTCGCGCTCAGGGACAAGGGCTATGCCCAAGGCCCCCAGGTCGCCGGCTCGGCTAGGGGCTGGACGATGCTTCGGAGGCCGCCCGCACGTCGAACAACGGGTCCCCCGGAAGCAGAATCCCGCCCTTAGACACCTGCCTCTTGGCCGGTCCCTTTCGCCGGGGGCCGGCCTTCTTCTTGCCCTGGACCTTCGCCCGAGGCGCGCGCCGCGGGTTGAGATCCTCGGGCCCTTCTGGTGTCTGGGTGTGCGGAGAGATGATCTCGCTCGCGTCAGGCACCTTCCAGTCGAGGATTAGCCGATGGATGCTGGCGATCTTCTTCTTCCCCCCCGTCCCACTAGAGGTCGCCGCGAGGATCCGCTTCAGGAGCGCTACGAGGCTGTCGTAGTTCGCCTGTGTCCGAGGCATGGTCGCACGTCGCCGCGACGGCCTGAGAAGCGAGGGGCTCACGTCAGCGTGCCGGCAGCGCCCTGCTGGACGCACAGGCCTTCGTAGATCAAGGGAAGCGAGCCCCAGGTCGTCGAGGCGTAGAGCAGGATCAGGCGGTAGCTGTTGCCGGCCTCGTTCGGCGTGTCCCAGTTCGCGGGATCCACCTTGAGCGCGGCCGTGTACCCAGCGCCACCAAGCGTCCAGAGGGGATCGGGGGCTACGCCGCCCGTGGTCTGGCTGGCCTTGAGCGTCAGGTTGCCGGTGGTCTCGCTGTGTACCAGCGTCGGCCGCCCGCCCGAGGTGATGTCGTAGACCTTGAAGTCGTAGGTCGAACTCAGGTCGCCAGAGCCGACCACCACGTCGTTCGGACCCGCGGGCTGATCCATCAGCCAGAAGGGAATGTCCTCCAGGAAACGGAGACCCTTGTAGACGACGATTTCTCGGGGCATGGCCGGGAAGGGTTCGGGGCGTCCGTTGCCGCCCCTCCCCCCGAGTTGAGCGAAAGACACCAGGGCCTTTCGCCCAAGATCATAGCGCAAGCCTACCGGATGATCGAGAACTGAGACCCCATCGACCCCGAGAGTCCGGGCTGGGACCTCTTCGAGCCTGGGCAGGCAGCCTGGCCGCCAGCCGATCCCCCGACCGCAGACTCCGCCCGTTTCGACCCCGAGACCGCGGGCTGCGACTCCATCGACCCCACATGGGCCGGCTCCGACCTCGAACCGTGCTCTTGGGGCGCGCCGGTGGGCCACTCGATCACCTGGTAGCCACGGCGCTCGCTGCGGCTTGTCTCCGAGCGGGTCTCGGTCACCGTACCCACGGCGGACAGTAGGAGATCGACGTTGCCGCGAGGGGTTCCAGCACCCGTCCCGTCCGAACTGGAGGAGGCGCCGATCACGCACGCATCCTCGAGGTTGGCTACTGGGGTAATCGGTCGAGAGATGGACCCCTCCTCCGCCCCTTCCGCGCCGGCCGCGACGAATTCGGACACCCGCTGAACGATCGGCGGGGTGGCGTTGGCCGGGCCGCTCCAGGGGACGACCCAAACGACATGATGCTTGGTCGATGCGTCTACATTGGTCGAGTGCCGGATGGTCAGCTCGTCGGACCCAGTGAGCTCGACAACATCCCCATGGTCTTCGTTGCCCTGGTTGCCGGCGGTGGAGTTGCGGCGCTGGGGGTCGATGAACGCGCGCGTGATGTCCGCGAGCGCCGTCCCGCCCAGGTCCGCCACGATCGCCAGGGTATCCGCGTCATCCGGCAGGCCCGAGCTCCAGATCGTGCCCGCCAGGTCTACGTTGTCGAACGTGAGCCGCTGCACCGGGCCCCAGTCAGGTCCGAACTCGACCACCGCGTAAGAGGCATGCGCGACGTCTCCGATGTGGCCGCGCTCGACTTCCGCCACCCCTCCAGTGAAATCGGCCGTGAAATGCCCGCGATGTGCGCGGCTGCGCGCCGTGGCTTCGGTGGACTGGCCCGCGATGGTGACCCAGACCCGCGTCGGATCGAGCACCGCGTCCGAGGTCCCGGTGCCCTCAATCGGGCCGCCCGCCTTGAGGGTGTCGCTAGACCCGAAGGTGAGCGTGCCCCGCTGCCGCATCCAGAACCTCGAGAGAGAAAGGGGGTTCACGACGTAGACGATCGTGATGGTGACGCGGCAGTTCACCGAGAGGCTGATGTTGCTCCGAGCCAAGACGATGTTGTTGATGACATCTGTCCCAGCGAAGAAATGGACCCCGAAATCGGACGGTTGCTGGTTCCCGCCTCCCGAGGTCGGGCCCATCCCCTGCCTGCGAGAGCTGTTGATGAAAACGTGGCAGTCCTCCTCCTTCAAACCCGCAGGGATCGTGTAGTCCGGCCCAGAGAAAAGTTTGAGCGTCGAGGCCGTGGCCCCCATGACCACCGAGAAGGATGTGCTCTGGATGTCTGCCACGGCCCCAGCCTACAGCGCGATCACCTCGACGTGCACGCCCGGCTCCGGGCCGTACTGCTTCGAGTGCACCTGGACCACGATCTGAGCGTCATCGACGTAGAGAACGCCAGTCAGGCCGTCCTCGACCGCCCTCGCCAGCTTCAGCGTGTCCGGCTTCACCGCCGGCCACCCGGGCGCGTCGGCCCGCAGCGCGTTTTCCCTCTTCCTCCCGACGAAGTGCGCGAGCGGGCGTTGCAGGATGAACCAGAGGCGCATGGACACGGGCCCCTTGAGCATCGGTCGCCCGACCTGGCGCATGGCATGAGCCGCCACGGCGCGCTTCCACCCACGGCCCTTCGGGTTGTCGTCGATGATGACGCGGCCGATCACCTCGGAGCCCTCGCGCTTGAAGCCCATCTTCTTCGAGCCTGCGGTCTCGGGCTTGCCGGGCACGAAGAATGAGAGCGACCGCTCGCCGCTTTGGCTGCCCGAGGGCACGGCCCAGCCAGGGAGCAGCGGGCGGTCGCTATTCATCGAAGAATGGGTCTTCAATGCTCGCCGCGCGAGCAACCGCCGCTGCCCGCATCGCGTTCAGCGTCGGCGCGTAGAGTGGGTTGGGGGCCAGGTTCACCAGCTCGTAGGGGTCACCAGAGAGGTCCCACAGACCTTCCAGGGCCCCGCTTTCCGTCACCGCGTACTTCCAGTCGCCATCAACCAGCCCACGCCACCGCTCGCCGCCCCAGGACTTGTTCGCGCTGTCGTGGCCAAAGTAGATGGCGGTGGCGCTCGGGAACTCGGAACCCTGGATCTCTGGCGGCCCCGCAAGGCTCGCCAGGAACAAGAGGCTCGGAAGGATGTCCACCGTGGACACCAAACTCGACTCCTCGCCCGCGGCCATGCCGGGGCCGGCAATAACCAGCGGGACGTGCGCGCACTCCTCGAACGGCCAACGCTTCTGGTCGGAGTGGCCCGCTCCGTGGGCGTACAGGAGGTCCCCGTGGTCTGCGGTGAAGACCACCAGGGTTGTCGCCAAGTCCACCTCCGCGAGCAGGTCGCCCAGCTCCACGTCCACCGTGTCGCACAGACTCATGTACTTGGCGATCCGCTGCGGCGCGTTGGGGTGCGTCGTGTTCGGGCGCGGGGTGATCTCTGCGGGGTCGTAGTTCAGGCTCGGGGGCGCGTAGCCGCTGTCTGCCTGCGGGTGCGGGGGACTGTAGTTCACCACGAGCAGGAAAGGCTTGTTCCGGTCCGTTCGCAGGAAGCGCAACGCCTGCTGCGTATTCCAGGCCGGCTCCCACGGAGATGTCGAGATTGCCGTGGTGTCGTCTCCGACCCAAGACACGTTGTTCTCGTACTCGTGGGGAGCGCCTTCGTTGCCGGCGAAGAACCGCCAGCCCACCCGGTCCTCCGGCTTCACGCGCCCGCTCTTGGTCGGGTCCGGCGAGAGGTGCCACTTGCCGACGTAGCCCGTGTCGTAGCCGGCCGCGTCGAAGATCGTCCCCATCGTCGGCACGCCGGGCTCAAGTTTGCTGGTGCCGAGTGAGAACGGGTACTGGCCGGTCAGCAACGCCAGGCGGTTCTCGGAACAGACCGGCGAGGTGGTGTAGCAACGCGAGAAGGTGCGCCCCTGCGCGGCCAGCGCGTCCAGGTTCGGAAGATCCAAGGGGGCACGCTCGGCGGGGTCGGTGGCCCATTCCGAGAGCTGATCGACCACGATTACGAGCATGTTGTCTTGGGGCACGGGGCGGACTCCGAAGAAGGCTGCGGCGAGGAGGATTAGGTGGTTCATGGTGTTGTGGTAGGTCCCCCTCCCCGCCCTAGCCATCCGGTACATGCCGCCACCAGCGAGGAGCGACACCCAACCAACTCAGGAGACCGGGGCCCTGCAACAGCGCAGGAGGGACGGGGAGGGGAGATTTGTCAGATGCGAAGCTCACCAGTCAGGGCGACGAGTTCCGTACGGATGGAGGCTACGCGGCGGGCGATCCCCACCAGGCGGCCCTCGTACTCGGAACGCTCGGGCTCCGGGACGTCCTTCTCGGCCTCGCCCACGGTGGGGTGGCGAAGCCGCACGGGATCAACCATGACCGCATGGCTGTCCAGGGCCTCGCCCATGATGGAGACCTCTTTGTCCAGGGCGTCGATCTCGCGCCCCAGCGGGCGCTCTTGCTGTGCTTGGTCCATGCGTCATTCTCCAGGTGAATCCGGGGCGGAGTGCCCCGGTGTGCGGTAGGCGGAGAGGGCCTTGTAGACGTGCTCGATCACGTCACCCATGACCATGTAGCCCACCCCGAAAGGCATGAGCGTGGTCGGGAGCGAGTGTGCCGCGCCCTTACGGAGTAGCAGTTCGTCCACAGCCTCCGCAAGCGCGTCGGCGCGGGACTGGAGGGCGGAGACAGGCGGCTCCGGGCCGATGGTTGTGTTGGCAATCCGTAGGGCGTCCTCAATGTTGAACGACGCGCGGATTCGGTCTAGGGCGCGGCGGCACCCTCCCCACCGCTTCTCCGCCTCCTCCAGCTTCTCCCGGAGCCTCGCGGTGCGGCTACGCTCAATCGTCAGAAGGCCCTCGGCGTCCAGGAGCCAGTCCCGGAGGGCGTTGCCCTCGTCGAGCAGTTCTGTGGCGGTAGCCCGGAGGGATGCCACTTCGGCGCGGAGACCATTCTCCCGCTCCACCAGCCCATCTAGGACGGGGAGGGCGCGAACTACCTGGGCTGCGGCGGAATAGAGCGGCTCCAGGCTGACGTAGCCCGCGCCGGAGAGTCCCTTGGACGTGACGTGGTGCGCGGACTCGACCAACTGGCGCACCATCTTGACCGCTTCCTCTGCTGACATAGGGCTGGGCTCACTCATGGGGGGCCTCCGTGGTGCCGAGACGATAGAGGAAGAGGCCCTTCATCCCAGGCGCTTCCTTGCGTGCTACCTGGTGCGAACCGAAGCGCCTCTTCCTCAAGTCGCGGAGTCGCGCCGAGACCGAAGTCTCCGATGCGGACCCGATCACATCCCTGATCTGTCGCAGCGTGCGCCACTCGCCGTCGCGCATCAGATCGTAGACCTTGCCCAACTGTCCTGATAGGCGCACCTGGTCGCGGTCCTTCTCGTAGGTCTTGCCGTCGAACCTGTCCTCCGGGTGCAACCCGGACGCACAGCCCCTCGCCGGGGCCATCCTTGGTCGCAAGCACCGGGGGCACCCGAGGCCCCCCTCCGAGAACAGATTCGCTTGCTTCACTCGACCGGCTCCTCCGAGGCTGATCGCCGCTCGGCGATCGCAGCCAACACCTCGGCCTGGTGGATCGGCTGCATCGTCTTCGAGAAACCATCGGTGAAGTCCGCCTGCATCTCATCGAGATCCTCGGGCTTGGCGTTCGCCACGTTCAGCAGCCATCCGTCCCGCGCCTTGGTCGATTCTTCGTCACTGATGTCGCTCCCGAAGAAGTCCTCGTCCTCGGCCACGTTCGCCTCGACCTCTTCCTCTGCGGAGCGGATGACCTCGATCTCCTCTTCGGTGTGGAGCCCGGACAAAAGATTGGGACACGCGCGCCGCAGGCCGAGGGCCTCCGCGCACTTCGCGAGCTGAAAGTCGCCCCGTTGTGCCCAGATCGCGTTCAGGCGGCGTTTGTCGCCCTTGCCCGTGAACTGCGCGTAGGCCGACCACCGCACCACGGACACCAGGGGCTCGTCGAAACCTTTCCGCAGGATAGAGACCCTCGCCGCGTAGGGATGCCGCTTCGTCTTCGCTTCTCCCAGGTAGAAAGGCCAGACGCCCCACCAGCGGTCTTCTTCGGACTCGTAGCCGCGAGCGTTGTCGGGGTCGGCGTCATACCACTCGGGTCCACGCTGCCCGGAGTAGTCATCGGTGCGCTCCGCAATCACGCGGAACCCGTCGATCTGGGTGTAGGGCGAGTATATCCACCCGTTCTCTCGAGCATTCCAACGACGGTCGAGCATGATCTGGCCGGCGAAGGGGTCCAACTCGACGCGGTTGCACGTCAGGCGGAACAACTCGAGTTCCTCCGCCGGAAAGTCTTTGTATCGGCTCTTCGCCAGGGCCTCGATGCTGGCCTGGGTCAGTGGCTTAAATTGCGGTTCGGGCATCTGTCTCTGCTCCTGTTTCTACTCGTTCGAGGGGAGGGTTGCGGGGGTGGTGATCCACTGAGCCGCAGGGTCTTCACCGACCACTACGCCAAGCCAGTTTCCTTCGGATAGCGCGCCGGCCACGCGCTTTGACTTCTCAAGGTGCACGACCTCTGGTCGCATCCACCCGTTGCCGCACTCGCACAGCCGGCGGCGCCAGTAGGAGCCGGGCTTCTCGGGCACTCGTTTCGTCCACCCAGCCTTGCCCATGTCACTTCGCCTTTCCGATTGCCACGCTGGACGACGACATGAAGCGGAGCCCCGGCGGGGCGTCCTGGCCTCGATGCTCCCGAGCCAGCTTGTCCAGTTCCTTCTGCACGGGCGCGAACAGCTCGTGTCGCCCGTTCTTCGCAGCCCAACGCAACAGCGCGAGAGGGTCGCTCACCTGGGCTTTCCAGGTCCGGCGAATCGAGACCCCTGGGATGTACGGGATGGAGACCGGCCAGGTCGGATCGACGGCCAACTGCACCGGCCGGCCCAACAGGTCCTCGGCCCGGTCCCGGTGGCCGTCCGCGATCATCTGAGCGGCAACCCTCACGTTCGCGGCCCGAGCCCGCTCCAGCAAGATCCGCCTGGCCTCGCGGGTCTTCATGTCCGCCTCGACCGTGCGCGCCCGCGCAAAGGACAGCATCCCGCCTCGGAGTTCGTCCTCTGCCTGGTCGAGCCGTTCAAGGAATGGGCTCTCCGCCGCGATGATCGCCCGGTGTGCTTGGTGCGCGAGACGCTTCTGCTCCCCGAAGGTCGCCTTGACCGCCTCGCGCATGGCCTTGATCTCCCTCACCAGATCCGCGGCACGGCAGTAGCCCTCGGGTCCGTCGATCGAAAGACCGAGAGACGTCTCCACCAGCGCCGGCACCTGGCTCGAGGGGTTCACTTCGCCGCCCCTTCAAGGGCGCGGAGCGTGGCGCCCTTGAGGGGGCGGCCTCCGTGGTGCCTACGCATCGGGCAGAACCTCCTCGTAGTGGGCCTGCTGGGTAGTCCAGAATGGTTCCGCGAGGCGGGCACCCCCGAGAACAAACCCGTGCTTCGGGGTTATGAACAATGGGATGCGGTAGAGGACTGGCGTCTCGGGGAGCGGATCCCACTCGATGCGCCCATACATCCGGCCCATCTCGCGGAAGACGTGCCGCTCCCATAGCCTCCTCGCCCTCGCCCGCCTCCTGGTGGAGATCGGGCGGCCTCCGTGTGCTCTACGCATCACAGAAACACTCCCAGCGTGAACCCAAACAGAAACACGCGCCAACAGGTCCACGCAAAGCACCATCGGCGCTCGGGGCGGTGCTCGGCGCCGGCTTTCTGAATCGCCTCCCTCCATCGGTTGGAGGCCTTGGGGTTGTAGATCTGCGCGATCCACTTCGCCCCCACGCACATCGCACGGGCCCGAGGCCGAGGCTGTGGCTTGGGGGTGCCGAGGACAAAGAATCGGAAGATGGTCATCGCAGCGTAGATGCTCGGAAGGCCCGGGCGTAGCAAGCCCCCCAGCGGGAGTCGTGGCAATCCTTCACGTCTAGGGGTCGCTTCACGCGGTCCAGGCAGTGGGCGTACTCGTGGACGATCACCTCGTACTTCTCGCCAAGGGAGAGCCGCTCCTCGACGACGATCAGGAAACGTCGCGCTCTTGGCTTGGGGCCGCCCTTCAAGGTCCTGTGGCAGTAGCCGAGCACCAGGTCACCGCAGATGCGAGGAGAGCGCCGTTGCACGATGCGAACCGGGACGGGCAGCGGGGCGTGCTTGCGCAGCCGGCGCATCAGTTCCCGAACAATGGGCACCTGCATGTGCTTCGGCCGAGTCACCCCATCTCCCTAAGCGCCCACACCGCCGCGCAAACCAGCAGGAACAGCAGAACCAGCACCCAGCACCCTCGGCGCTCGGGGCAGTACCCGTAGGGCTGGGGCTCGCGGCTCACCTCCCCGCCCCTTCCCCCGAGAGAGCGCGGAGAGTGGAGAGCGCCTCGGCCGCGGTCATCCGAGGCCCGGGGAGGAGAAGCTCGTTCGCCTCGCAGAGCTTGTGGATACCGGTCGGGTCGATCGAGTCGATGTCCTCCTCGGGGTTCTCGCCGGCGATAGCCGCCCGCCACCGGAGGCGCGCGTCGTCCCAGTTGTCCGCAATGACGTAGAGCGGACGGTCGTCGTCCTGAACGAGGTACAGATTCATCGGTCGTCTCTTTCGCTTCGGAAGACGGTCATCAAACCCCCGGGGCTCGGGGCGATGCTCGTAGGGCTCGTTTCTCATGGGAATCGTCCCCCCTTCCTGCACCACGCAGAAAGAGGCAGGAAGGGGGAAGTCGGCTACTGCCCTCCGCCCAACGTGACCGGCGCTGGGTAGCCGACCTCGTTAGCGAGCGCCGTAACGGCCTCGTGATGACGCTTGGCCTGGTTGTTTTTCCCCTCGCCCACACGTTTGGGGGTGATGACGGAGTGCGAAAAACCATCGGAAGTCGTCCAGCTCGTCTTCATGGCCGGGGCCGAGGGGTCCACACTGTAGGGGACCGTGCCCGTGGCCGGGAGCTGAGGATAGTCCATCCGCAACTCGGGAATCATCGGAACCTGAACCGTGCCTTGTGCGGTGGCCGTCGTGCCTTGCACTTGAGCTTGGTTCGGGAGGGAGAAGACGCAGAGCGCCACGAGAGCAAGGATCACAGTCTTCATTGTCAGTCCTCTTGCTGTCCCGGATGCCGATTGCGCCCGGGTGTTCGTGTCAAGGCGCGGAGAGTGGAGAGCGCTTCGTCGCGGTCGATGTATTCCCCTTCCGGGTGCTCGCCGATCTCCCCCTCCACGACCCGCACCGCCTCTTCCAGCCCCTCCCTTCGCCCCTCTTGCCGGGCATAGGCAAGTGCGGGCTTCACGCAGCCCTCAGCGAAGGCTTGTGCCGTGGCAAAGTCGAGCCGTGCGAGGACCTGGAAGTGACCGGTCTGGCGCAGTCCGTAGACTTGATCTTCAACGTTCATGCTGGTTGCCTTCGATCTTGGCGGCGCGGAGAGCGTCCTCGCATTGGCTTGTCCAGGGCTCGCCCGACTTGATGACCGAGGCGAAGAACGCGACGGTCGGTTCCAGGCTCTCCACCCTGGAGCGGAGCGCGGCCCGTTCCCGCTCCGCTCGCTCTGCTCGGGCCTCTGCGGCTGCAACCTTGGCTCCAGCGAGCGCCTCGATGTCGCCTTCCTGGGCACCAAGCAGCGCGTTACGTTCGTCGAGCGCTTGATTCTTCTCCTCGCTGACCGCTGCGAGCGAAGCGCGGAGAGCGGCGTTGGCCCGAACCTTCTCAGTGATCTCGGCTTTCAGGCCCTCCTCGTTGTGCAGGCCCTCCAGGATGTTCTTGCTCAGTTTCTCAATGTGCCCCTCATGCGACATGACCAACGCTTCTGCCGTGACGGCGCGAGAGGATTGCGATTCCAGGCCCGCACGCGCCTCGTGCCGTTCCCGCTCTACTTGCGAGAGGCGGGCAGTCAGCTTCTCGATCACCAAGTCTGCGGGCTCGGCCTGATCTCGGAGCGCGTCCCGTTCCTCGATGGCCGCTCGGAGAGCGGGGAGGGCGGCTTCGATGCCCAGCGAAGCCTCGGAGAGCGCGAACGCCTCGGGACTCTCCTCGTCTTCCAGCATCGCCTCGCACTCCGCGATCCGATTCGAGGTTCGATCCAGTAGTTCCAGCGCCTCGCCCGCTGCGCCAGGAGCAGGGAGGGGGGACATCATCGGGTTGCCTGCCGCTGCCCCGGCATAGCTGGCGTCGTACAGGTCTCTCCCGAACTGCATCTTCTCTTCGTCAGTCATGTTCGGGTCAGCTTCCACGGGTGGCCTCCTCGGTGACTTCAAACCAACTGCGGCCAGGACCAGAATCTCCTCCAGAACGGCGAGGTCAACGGAGCGATCTCCGAGGTATTCGACGTACTGGATCCGCCCGGGCTCGCCCTCGGCCTCCGCGTACTCGCGCACGATCCTCCGAGCTTCCTCGCTCCACCGGCCCTGCTTACGCTTCGGCATTGCTCTCCTCCTGTTCCTCTCCTGTGTCGCTCTGCTCGTAGGTGGAGGCCAGCGCTTGGATGTCGCTGCGCCAGGTTGCGGGGTGGGCGAGTCCCGCTACTCGCTTGGCGAACAAGGCCACTTCGTCCCGAGCGTGGGCGGCGTGCGAGTCGGCTATCTCGTCATCGTGGCACCTGTCTTCTACCTTCATTCGCCTTCCTCCGTGGGGGTCTCCTTGGCGTACCCACCCTCGAATGCCTTAGTCGGCGACCACGACTCGAAGCCGTCTTCGTACAGCACGTAGTAGCCGTGGTCGGGAGCTTTCAATCCACGGAACGGCTCCCGGCGCTTCCAGAACTCCGATGTACGTGGCAGCAACCCCCGCTCTTGACCATCCACGCGAATGACCAGGCACGGCACGCTTTCGTCCACGCGGACGATCTTCGCAGCTTGCACAACCTTGTGGCTGTGCCACTTCGGCAGATCACTCGGGATCACGTTCTTCATGCCGAGCCTCACGAACTCCAGGAGCATACTCCCGTGCTCGTCCCGTTCCTCGATGGCCGCTCGGAGAGCGGGGAGGGCGGCGATGGCGTCCTCAACGAGATTCCGGCAGTCGGTGAGCGGCCAGTCGTCGTCTTCGTAGGCGATTCGTAGGCGGTCCAGGCACTCCAGCGCGTCTTGCTCAGCGGGCATCGGGGGCCTCCACCGGCTCGTACGTCTGTTCGAAGATGTCCGGCTTGCACGGGTAGAGTTCGCCCTGCACACCCTGGATGATCCAGTCGTCTACTGAGACGGTGTGAGCGCCCTCCAGGGTGCTGATGCAGAGCGCCGAAGCCGCCAAGTAGAGCGAGCCCGGCTCCTCTATCGGCGTGTCCCACGCGGCGTGCAGCCAGTTCGGCCATTCCTCGTTGCTCGCCCTTCGGGCTGCGGTCATCTGGAACGCTTCGATCACTACAGGTTTCTTGCGGTACTTCATGTGTTCGTGTCCTCGCTCTCGCTCTGCTCGTAGGTGGAGGCCAGCGTGCGGAGGGCCTCGATGTCCAGCGCTACCGCTGCCTTCGCGTGTCCGTACTCCTCGCGCTCAACCCGTTCCCAGAGAACCTGGATCGCATCCTCCAGCGCCCGCCGTACTTCGTCCCGAGCCAGCGGAGCGATATAGAGCCGGGCGATCTCGTCCGCCGCAAGCCCCTCCGAGCAGGCAGGATGCCGCCCGCTAAACCACTCGACGACATTGACCGCCGCTTCCCGCGCTCTCTCACGTGCAGTGCTCATGTCACTCGCCCTCCCCGGGAGACGGGGCCGAGAGAAAGGCGCGGATCGCTTTCAAGGCATCCCACTCGGTAGCCGCGTAACTCTCCCGGGGGAGATCGAACTGCTCGTCCACCCTCACCAGCAGCTTCTCCGCTTCTGCAAGGCGCGAGGCCGTGGAACGGAGGGTGGGGACCACCGAGACATCCGGGATCTGCCGGTAGAACTTGTCGCCGGGCTCTAGGTATCCGCTCTGGTCGTAGTGCTCCTCGGGGTTGTAGCCACCCTCGATTGCGGCGATCACCCCGCGCTTCTCGGCCTCGTCTTGGACATCGCCGCCGTCGAGGCTGCCGTTCCAGGCCATCTCCAGGATCCGCTCGATGAACCTCTCGTAGCGATCAACGGCCTCCAGCGCGTCTTGCTCAGCGGGCATCGGGGGACTCCTCTGCGGAGAGCGCGTCCAGGAATGCGGCGATGTGCGCGTCGCTGTAGTACGGGTCCACGTCGGTCGCTGCGAGCCTGGCGACGGCGGGGTTGTAGCTGTACGCCACGTTGTACACGCATTGACCGACCCGGAGGCTGGGATCCCGAGCCTTCCGCTCTCGCGCCTCTTTCAGCAGAGCAACCGTATCCCAACCGCCTTCGTGCGGATTGCTACTTCCCATCGCCTTCCTCCGTTTCTGTAGCCCTGGGAGACGGGGCGGGGAAACGCAACCTGGCTGCCATCGCCTTTCCCTCGGGTGTGAGCCAACCGCACAGGATGTTGACCCCGTAGTCGTACCAGTCCTTTCCGCACCACTTCTCCAGCAGGTAGCAGACACGATTGATCGGCATCGGGTAGGCGGTGAACCAAGGCCGCCCGTACAAATGCGGATCGGCTCGCTTCGCAGCATCAAAGGCTAGGAGCAAGTCACGTTCGTGCGGCTTCATGCCTCCCCCTCGCTCGGGGGCGCGGCGGGAATCATTGACCGCAAGTGCCGAACCTCGCGGACCAGCCGTAGGTTCCAGCTCGCCATTTCGTGGTGGCGCTTCACCCAGATGTGCCAAACACGATCCCACTCACTCATCGTCTCGGCCTGTTCCTCGCACACCGCTTTCCGCATCCATGCAACACACTCGTCGAGTTCGCCTTCCTTCAGCGGGACGTGCTTCTCCTGGTCGATCTGCATCTGAATCGCGGCCTTCTTCGCCTCCAGGTCTTCTAGTTCGCTCATGATTGTTCCTCGCTCGCTGTCTCTGGCCGGGGAGTGAGGGCGGCGCGGAGCGTGGCGAGTTCGTCCGCAAGCGCCGTCTGCCCCTTCCCGAACAGCGAGTGCCCCTGGAGTTCCAGGCGGGCGAGTTCGTCCCGTAGGACGGGCAGAGCTGCGCGGGCAGCAACGATCCGCGTCGGCCCCTCATCGCCAGAAGACCCGTCGAAGATGTCCGGCGGGTACATCGCCAGCAGGGATTCCAGCGCCCCCAGCGCATCCTCGGGGGTAAGAGGCTCCTCGGTCTTGTCTTGTTCGCTCATCTCACTCACCAGATAAGCCTACCCAGGGCGGGAGCGCAAGGGTATTCTTGGGGGATGAGGAAGAGTTCCCTCAAGCGCTGCGCGAAGCCCCTCCACAACAGCGCGAGGATCAGCCGCGGGAAGCGCCTGCGGCAGAAGGGGCGGCGCGTGCAGGAGCGCGAGGCCGGCTGGCGGAAGGCCAGGGCCGCGGCGCTGGATCGGGCGGGTCACGCCTGCGAACGCTGCGGCGGCAAGGATCGGGTGGCTCCCCACCACCGGCAGCCGCGCTCGAGGGGCGGATCCGACGAACCCAGCAACCTGGCGGCCCTCTGCTGGAGATGCCACCGAGCCGTGCATGACCACCTCTGCGACGACTGGCGCGACTGGATCCGGCTGGCTTGACCCACCGCCGCGCCGAGCGCACACTCGCCTACCTCGGTTCGGCCCTCGCCTCACCGGCACCGCTGCGAAGCAGGCGCGAAGAGTGCGACGACAGCTCCGCAGGGGGGACGCCACGGCAGGCGAAAGCTCCGTGAACGTCCGTGCTGGGCGGATCAAAACAAGCCGGCGCGGTAGTGGGGTTAGCTCCGTATGGGAGCGCCTTTCATGCCTGTCCATCTCCCCGACCCTCTCCTGGAGGGGGGAGGGGGGGTGGCTGCCTCGAAGCCCGGAGAGCCTGAGCGAGATGCCCGAAGGGAGCGAGCGAAGCTCAGGCTCCAGGGAAGACGCCTAGACTCTTGGGTGGGGGTGCGGGGGAGGGTGTTAGTAACTTGTGGAGAGATTGTGGAGGACGAGACCCTGATGCCGTTCGGGAAGCACGCAGGCACCTCGCTTCGCGCACTCCCGGACGACTACCTCGACTGGCTGCGCCGCAAGGCCACGATATGCAGCACGGAACTCGGGGACGCCGTAGACGAGGAGTACCGCCGCCGCTGGCGGGAAAGCGTGGCCCAAGAGGGCCCCAGCGGGGACTTCGGGGTCGATGATCTGCGGGCCTTCTTCGGGTAGGCCCCGAGGGGCTATGCTCGGGGCATGAAGAACATCATGCGACTGGCTGCCCTCCTGCTGTTCACGCTCCCCTCGGTCGCGCAGGACTGGCGCGTGTGGCCCGGCGTTGTCGAAGAGGCTTCGACCGGAACCCGAACCCAGACCGGCAGCAAGAACGCCCTGTGCGTGGCGCTCGTGGCCTGCCCGCCCGGCGGAACCATCGAGGTCAACGGCGCCCTGCCTCACGTGGACCTAGCGCTCGGGCCGGGATACCGCAAGAACGAGGCCGTTCGGGACGTGCCCTTCGACGTGACCCTGGTCGGCGGCCAGGATGCCAGCGTTCGAGGGTTCTCGATCTCTGCGGCCGGCGGCGGCGTCGCCTACCTGCACATCAAGGGCCTTGCCATCGACGCGCGTGGCAGCCAGGTCGGCGTGCTCGGGTACATGGATACCCGACTGGGCACGCTGGTGTTCGAGGACGTGGACCTACTCTCGGACTCAAAGACCAAGTGGGGGTTCCGCATCCATGGCTGGGCCGAGGACATCTCGTTCATCGGAGTTCGTGGCTGGGACGGTGGCCAGGAGCACCTTGCGTACGTCGATGCGACGCGCAAGGGCGTGCACGTGGACGGAGTGGTCGGTAGCCATTGGCGAAGGACACTGGTGCAGGTCGTGTGCCGAGAACAGCCCGGCAGCCCTGGCATCTTGCGCCCAGCCCCATCGGGCAACGTCTCGATCGAGAACTGTCGGGCGTACGACTGTGGAGCGGACGGAGCCTTCAACTACACCGTGGCCGGCTGGCCGGCGGGGCAGGTTCGCTTCGCCGGAAACTACGGCGAGTCGAAGTACGAGACCGGGCTGTTCGTCTGCTACTACGACCAGAAGCAGGGCGGCCTGGTCACCGCCGACGGCTACGCCACGGCCCACGTGATCTGGTCGCACAACGTTGGGGTCTTCCCCAACGGGGTGCGTGAGGTGAACGGCATCGGCAGCGTCGGACTGCTCGAGGTACGCGTGGGCGACATCAACAGCGCCTTCAACTACAGTCCCAACCGAGGGATGAACCTGGCCATGAACGGCAAGGCCTGCGGAGAGGTTCAACTACAGTCGCGCGTCGATCCGAACACCTGGAACTGGCAGAGCCCCAAGATGTTTCTGCTGGGAAAGACGGTGCTCACCCCGGATGAGGTGAGAGCCCTCTGGGTTCACTGAGAAACGTCCCCGCGCCCAACCGCCTTGCGAACCATGGCCCCCATTGGGCGACGAAAGGCGTAGGCCAAGATGAGCGCGGCGAGGCCTGAAAGCCAAGCCAGGAACTCCGCGTCCATCCACCAGATCAAAGGGCGGTCGCCCTCGTCCTCGCAGGACTTCTCTTCCTCGCCGCAGGCTGGGCCGTGCTCGACTTGAAGCCGCCAGAGGCCCTCCCAGTACGTTGCATCCTGGCGGGCGAGAGAGAGGCTCTGACGCAGCGAGGCGACTTCCTCCTCGCAGGCGCCCATGTCGTCCTGCTCGCCGGTGACTTCCAGAACAGGCGCGCAGGCCACCTCTCTGCGCGCCTCTAGCAGCGCCTCCCGGAGCCGGTCGTTCTCCGCCGCCAGCGGGCTCTCGGGCCGCCCGAAGGGGGCCACGGAGACGGTGAGCCCCTGCAAGCCCCGCTGGGAGCCCTCGCCTCCATAGGAGGAGCCTCCGAAGACCCCGACGCGGGTTGTGGAGAGAGCGTCCTTGGGAGCCGCACAGGCGGCCAGGAGGGCGAGGGCGAGAAAGCACTTCACCGCCCCCCTCCCGGACTTGCGCCCCTTCATCGGACGGCCCCGAGCGGCAGGCTTGTACTTCTTGACGGGCCCAGACCTCTTCTTCTTGCGCACGGCTACTCCTCCACGGTCTCGAGCGCCACGGCCACCCCATCGAGGAAGTCGGCCCACGCGGCGGCCTTTTCGGTCGGGTTCTCGGGCCCGTGCTCCAGCAAGTACACGTCGGCCTCTGTGAACACGATGTCCACGATCAGCGCGCCATAGCCCCTGGCGCTCAGCTCCGTCTTCACCTTGGCCGCCAAGGCCATCGACTCGCCCGGGGCGAACTCACCAACACGAATCGCCTGCGCGGCGGATCGGAAAACGGAGGCGATCTTCGGCGCATCGTCGGCGCTGATGTCGCCTTCCTGCACGGCGGCCTGCACGACTAGGGCGGCGTAGTTCTGCACCCGGCGCTGCGTTCCCTTGGGGGTGGAGGCGCAAGAGGTAAAGAAGCCAGTGAGCGCCGCCGCCACCAGCAGCAGGGCGCAAGCCCACACGGCGAGCCCAACCCTGCGGTTCAGCTTGTCCTCGGCCTTGATGATTCGGTCGTTCGTGTTCATGGTCAGTCCTTCCGATCCTCTCGGATCTCCTCCACTAGTTCGGTGATCGCGCCAGAGAGGCGCGAGTGTTCGCTCATGTGCCTGTCGAGCTTGCTATCCAGGCGCTCCAGTGTCTCTTCGGAGGTCTGCACGAACGAGATGTGGGACTCCATGATCCTCTCAGCGTAGGGACCGAGCCACCCCGCGGCGCGGTAGGTGGCCACTCCTAGGACGATCAGGATGACCGTGGGGACACCCAGGCTGTTGATGATGCGTTCCAGCCAGTGCAACCGTTGTTCCTCGCGGGGGGCATCCATGTGTGTCTCGGAGTCGTTCATTGGTTGCGCCTTTCCGCTGCTTCTTGTGCTTCCTTCGAGAATCCCATCACGGCGCTTGCGCGCTTGTCCAACTCGTCTCGTCGCCTGTCGTCCGCATTTTTCATGTAGTAGGACAGGAATCCACGCGAAGGCGAGTACGGGTAGTAGGTCCCGCCTAGAATGTAGTTCGTCTCTTTGCGCGAAAGGCTTCCGAGAAGCGTGTTGCGAATGTCCTCCTCTGACTCGCCAAGCGCCGATGCGGCGGAGACTACCTTTCGCATCCCCTCGAATGCGCGCCGGCGTGCGGCCTCAGTTGCCTCGTAGGCGTCTCGTAGATCAGATTCAGAAACCTCTCCGCGACGCGAAGCTTCACGCGAGACGATCTTTTGCCCCCCCTGGAGGGCGGATTGGTACTCGAAGGCCAGGAAAGAGAGTGACTGTTGAACGTCCAAGGTGTTGATGCGAATGCCCGTGAGCGAGTTGAAGACCTCAACTTTCGGGTCGTAGGCCTTTCCGTACCGCTCTACCTCTCCAGTGAACGCCTTGCGCATCCGGCGCAGTTGAGTCACGGAGCCGGGCTCGAACGCCTTGGAGAGACGCTCGAAGACCTCCTCCGATTGGTCGCGCAGCGGCAGAGCGGCGAAGGCGTCGGACTTCATGCGCTCTCGAAGATCCGCCAGAGTGCCGGTCAGGATCTCGGTGCCAACGAAGGGCTCGAGGGCTTCCGAAACCGCATCGGCCACACCAGACCCCCAGTCCTCTCCTCGAAGGTATGCCTTGAGCGGCCCTTTGATGTAGGAGTACGGATCGGTGTATCCGGCATCGACGTAGTTCCAGCTTCCATCTTCTGATTGGCCAACCCAAAGGATGTCGCTGTTGCGCGACCAGGGCGGCATGAACTCGCGAGCGTTCTCATCGTCTTCACGATCAATCCCCAGGAAGAAGCGCGTTGCCGCAGCCAATGACGCCGTTACCGTGGCCGCTGTGATTGCGCCAACAAGGCGCTGTGCCCCGATCTTGCGCACCTCGGCGTTGTCCGACGAAAGTTCTTCTTTGATCGTGACGACCGTGTTCTTGGATGTCCGAAAGACCTCCCATGGGAACGAAACGAACGTGCCTACCAAGGGGTTCCTGCGCAGCAGTTTGACGGCCTCGGGGACCTGCGAGTAGGTGGGGTAGAGGTTGCGGGTCAGCTTGGCCGCGTGCGCCTCGACCTGTTCTTCGGACCAGCTCGGCTGAGCCTTGCGATAGCGGGCCTTCTCGTTCTCGAATCCGTACAGCTTCCAGAAGTCGTCTTCGATCCGGTACAGGTGCATGGCTACGTTGAGGCCGCGCTTGGCGAGCACCTTGAGGTTGAGCTTCCCGTGCTCCTCGATTGCCTCCGCGACATCGAACTGCACCGAGTCCTGGATCATGTCGCGCAGCTCGTTCGCGTTGGCGCTCTCGTGGATCACCCCGAGCTCCAGGGCTCTCCGATAGGCCACGCGCCACTCGTCAGACTTCACGATCCCGGTGTCTGTCAGTACGGACCTGAACGCGCCTGAGACCTTGCCGAGCCGCCAGTGAGCGTTGGCCACCACGAAACCCACGTTGCCGGTGACGTTGCGGAGGTGCGTCACATGCGAGAGCACGGTCTTGGAGACCTTCGTCGCGGCGAGCAGTTTCATGTAGAGACGGAACAAAGCGCCGTGTACTGCCGCCGCCCCCTCCGCGTCCTCGAAGGCCTTCTTGATCTCCGGCGAGGTCCAGTAGCCGTTGAGTGGCTCCATCACCTGGCTTGCCTCGGATGCAATCTGCACCGCGAGCCGCCCCTTCGGCCCATCCCCCGGCGGAAGCATCCAACCCTCTTCCGCGCCAGCCGCGGCCACCTCTTCGAGGAATTGGTGGTTCGCGATCAGGTGCGACATTTTCGTGACGGATCGCGCGTAGTTGACGAGCGGGTCCTCGTACTCGCCCCACAGCGCGCGGATCTCTGGAGCGATGTCTTTTCGGCCCCGCAGGATGGACAGATCCTTGTGGCCCAGCTTGCCTCGTTTCAGCAGAGCGATCGGTGAGTCCGCCTCACGGCCGACGAACAGGAGGGTGCGCAAGAGCCCCTCGATGTCGTCTTCGCTGCGGCCCTTGTACTCACGTCGCAAGAGGCTCTTGGCTCGCGCGATGATCTCCGGCGTGGCCTTCGTGACCAGATCACCACCAGGGCCTTCCTTCGCCCAGTTGGGATCGTCGAAGACCCTGTAGGAGCGGGTGAGGTAGACACCAAGGCCCGTTCCCTTGCCCTCGTTTGGGGTGAGGATCCGGGCCGCAAGCTCGCCCTCGACGACGCCTTCGGAAACCATCGTCCGGGAGAGGGCATCGACGTGCCGCCGCAGCTTGCGAACCGGACCCCGCATCGGTTCAGGGAGGGAGTCCACGAGCTTGTCGTTGCGCAACGCCATGCCGATCGCGGCCATCTGCTGGGGCTTCATGCCGCCGCGCCCGTAGACCTGAGAGGCCGCGGCTCGGAAGTCCATCGCCGAGAAACGCACGTCCTGATTGGCAGCTCGAACCTTGGCATCGCGGCGAATGCGGGCCTCAAAGGCCGACTGGGGAAGGTTGCCAGACGCAGTGAGGAACCTCTTACCGATCGCCTTCGCCGACCCCCAAGTGCCCCTGAGCAAGTTGCCCAGTTCCAGCCCTACGATCGGGGGCGGGCCCGCGAAGCTGAACTCGACCCCGGGATCGGGGGCTGCCATCTGCTCGAGGAACTCCTCTGGCGTCATGCCCGCCTCTTCGGCGGCGCTCTCGAGTTGCGCCTGCTGCTGGTTCTCGTACTCGGCCTGGCCAGCCTCCGCCTGGCGACCAGCTTCCTCTGGGTGGACCAGCCCACTGGAGAGGGCGTCGATGAAATCTCGGGTCGAGACTTGTTCGCCGGGGGCGACGTCGGGGAAGAAGCCGGCCGCGACTGCGGCTTCCGCGGCCTTCTCGATGGTCGTGCCTTTCCCGGGCTCGGTCTGTGCCAGGTTGGCGAGTCCCGGGATTTTGCTCTTCCCCTCGGGCATCTCGCCCAAACCGGCGACCTCACCCTCAAGCCCCTCCGCCGTGCCGCTCAGGCCGCCGATGGATCGAACGAAGTTGACCAGGCTCCCCGTCTCGTGGGCCTTCTTGCGCTTGGCCGCGGCCTTCTTGGCGCGGGCGCTGCGCTCCATGCCCTCCTTGCTCGCCTTCTTCTGGGTCTTGGCGAGGCGGGCCTGGCGCTCCTGTTCTCGCCGTGCGCCCTCGATATCCACGAGTGACGTCTGCCCCGGGGTGCCCTCATTGTCGATCAGAGAACCCTGCGTGGCCTGGATGTGCTCTCCATGTGCCCTCGGTGTGCCCTCAACTGGCACCTGTTCAGTCCCGAAAAGCGTCTCTTCCTCGGTGGTCGCCAACCGGGCCGGGCCTCCGGTCTCGGGGGCCGTGGTTGTCGTACTTTCCGGCGCGATCTCCGGGGTTGTTGCAGTTTCGGGGGCTGGACCTGCTTCTTCGGAGCCCGAAGACGGCGCGGATGCCTCTGGAACACCCGTGGATGCCGGCGGAACTTCCGCGGATGTTCCGGCCTCCCCGCCCGCTCGGGCCTCCGCTCCCCCCGCCACCTGGGCCTGGAACCCCGCCGGGTCAAACCCCTCTGGCACCTGGGCCGTCTTGCTGGCCACGCTCTCGGGCCCTGAGACGGGCTGTAGCGGCCCCTTGGCTTCTTCTGTCCCGGCACCACCCTCGGGGCCTTGGATCTCTCCTGCGGCCTCCTGTGCGCTCCTGGAGTGCAGCACGGCCTGGGCGAAGGTCGCACCTCCAGAGATCGGCACCACGGAGGCCGCGCCCATAGCGCCCGCCTCGCCTGCCTTCTTGAGCGATTCCGGGTCCTGGAGGGTCTGGGCGAGGGCCTCGAAGTAGGGCACCTCGTCATCTGACAGGTGCCGGGCGATGATATCGGAGGCGAGTGCCTGACCTCCCTCTTGGAAGAACTCCTCGAGGCTCTCCGTCCCCATCTCCCTGAGCATGGTCTTGAGCAGCGATCCGCCCGTGGTCTTGTTGATCCGGTTGAGGATGCGCCCCAGGGGCAGGGGCTCGGTCAGCCCACCAACGAGCCCGTTGGCCACGAAGGCATCCCACGCCTTTTCGGGGTGCTCGGGATCCGAGGCCAGTTTTTCGTAGTACGCCTGGCCCCCGTTCGTGACCGCTCCGAGGTAGGCAATCGCCAGCGTGCCAGACACCGGGCCGCCAGCGATGGCAGCGGGGGCCGCGCCGGCCAGGAAGGCCAGGGAGTACCCCGTCCCCCTCACCGCCCCCGGGATGAACCCCTCCTGCCCCGAGGTGGGCGCGTTCTCGATGAGTCCCTGCCCCATCGTCTCCAAAGCCGGGGGCTCGCGCAGGTCGAAGGAACTACGGAACGAGAACCCTTCGTCCCGAGAACTCGGGATGTCGTTCAGGAGCCGACGGCCAGCCGTGCCGGTCATCCTCATGGCCTCGCCCACACCGGCCACCGCGCCACCGGCCAGGTCCTTGGCGGCCCCTAGCCGGGAGTAGCCCGCCAGCCCGAGCATTCCTGTGTCCGCATCTTCGCCCAGCGGCCTCCCAGTGGCGCTCACTCGCTGCGGAACGGCCTCTCCACGCGCCGCGTACAGAGCATCGAGAGCTCCACCAACAGCCTTCCCGGTTACCGTGTCTATTCCGTTGACGAAGCGGTTCGGATGCTCTGCTTCCTTGAACACCGAGGGCCAGTGCCCGTCCTTCCCCGGCTCAGCACCGGCCTGCCACGCGCGACGGTAGAAGTAGTGGTGCCGCGGATCATCGGGGTTCGGGCTCAGACCCAGCCGCTTAGCATGATCGGCATACCACGACTGAAACGTGGCCTCGTCCTCGGATGACAGCGCGACATCCTCGACAAACGGACTGGAGGGCCTCGAAGATTCTTGAGGCCGCGCTTCTCCGCGAGCATCGTAGAGGGCCTGTAGGGCGTCCTGAGGCATGGGCTATCGCCGCTGAGAGCCCAGCCATTCCGCGAGCAACTCAATCACCCTCGGGGGTGCGTCGTCCGGGTTGACGTTGAACGATGCGAACACCTGCTGCGGGTCCTCGCCCACCACGATCCGCTGCACTAGCTCCTTGCGCTTGCCCTGGGAAAGGGTCTTCCACGACTCACCGGCACCGGGGAGCTTGGTCGCGTAGACGTCGAGTTTGCGGTCGTGGCGCAACTTGTCGAACTCGGCCATCTTGTCAGCAGCCTTGCCCTGAACGGCAGCCGCATCGGCCTTCGAGTGTGCCAGTGACATCGCTGCATCCTCGTCCGTGTACACGAGGGCAACGTACTCGTCGATCTCATCGGCGGTCGGGGGGTTGCGCTTGCCCGTTATGCTGTCCGTTGTCGTCAGCTTCGAGGCTGCCGCAGCCCTGAGCTTCATCACCTCCTCGCGGACCTGGGACTCAACCGTCTTCTTCAAGCCAGCCTTGAAGGCTCCGGGGTTCCACTCCACGAGCCAGTCACCCCAGGCATCGTCAGCGGTCTCATAGAACCCGTTCCGGTTCGCGAGCGCGATCCCTGCCGCTGTCGCCGTGAGGAAGGGGTTCCCCGCGGCCATCGTCATCATCCCCTGCTCGAGCGTGTCAGCGCGGACCTTCCGCATCTGATCGTTCATGTTCTCCTGTTGGAGATTCTGAACCTGCTGCTCGATCTGCTGGAGCGCCTGCTGGCCCTGCGGGGTTGCCGCGTCGCCGCTCTGGAGCATCTTCTCGATCTGATCGGCCATCGGGCCCAGCACATCGTCGTGGCCGGGGAGCACGTCCTCGGCCCGGTCGAGCATCCTGACCTTCTTGAGAAGGGTCGCCGCGTAGGCGTCCATGGACCGCTCTTGTTGAGCGAGCCTTCCCTCCTGGATGACGCGATCCCGCAGCTCCGGGCTCAGGCCCTCGAAGACCGCATCGAGCGCGCGCTGGTTCTCGTTTTTGCGCGCGGTCGCCGCCGCTCCACCGGCTGCCGCCGCCGCCATCCCACCGACGCCGCCGGCCTTCGCGCCCCCCATGAAGGCACCCATGGCCTCCTGTCCGGCTACACGCTGAATGCTCGCATCGTTTCCCAGGCCGCGACGCTCAAGCTCTTGCAGCTCCACCCGCTTCATCCGTTCGGACACCAGTCGGGCACGGGTCTCGCGCTCGGTCGTGGCGGCCTGCTCCATCAGAGCCAGACGGCGCTCAGCCAGGCTCACCGCCTTGTTTTTGCGCTCCTCTTCGGCCTGCTGCTGTTTGGCCATGCCAAGGCCGGCAGCAACGGTTCCAGCGGCTCCGAGGGCGGCTGCGCCAGAGGAGGGAGCGAGTTCGATTAAAACAATTTTGGGTGCCTCCTTACAGCGCCGCTATAGAGGCGATTCCTTGCGCCCCACCAAGCTGTTGGAGAATGCTGGGGGGGGCCTGGTACTGGACACCGGACCGGAAGGACGCTTCCGCGGTTCCGCGGTTTTCTTGGGAGCGGGCGATCCCGCCGAGGAGCCCCGTCTCCATCTGCAATCCGCCAAGGCGCACATTCGACTTGAGCGTGGCCAGCCCCTCGTTGATCCGAGCCAGGTCGTCCACGAAGTTTCGGCGCGCGCCGCGTTCGAAGTTCTGCTGGACCGTGGAACTCGAGAGCCCGCGTCCGAGACCCGTCTGTCGATAGCTCCCGAGGCTCTGCGTTAGTTGATCTCGTGCACCCTGCCGGCTGACGTCGCCCAGGGTGTTGATGTCCCCCAAGACTCGGCTGAACCCCTCACGAAAGATTCCGAGGGCATCCTGCTGGGTTGCAAGGCTCTGGCCGAATGCCAGATTGAGAGCCTCGATCGCCTTCTTGACGTTCTTCGTGTTCTTGTTCTCGGCCGACTTGGCTTCCTTCGCCCCAGTGATCGGATCGAGGACCCCGCTCACCACATCATGCGCCATCAGCGAACCTCCATGCAGAATGCCCGTTCCACGGGCCGATAACCGCGTCGAGCGTACACTCGATCCATGGCTCGCTCACGCAAGCCGTCGAGACGGACCATCCAGATTCGCTCCGCGCCACGGTCCGTAGCCCATGCCTCGAAGGCACCGAGCAGTTCGAGCCCACCTCCCCGGTGGTCCGGATCCGTGAACCAGAAAGCCTCCTTGGCCTCGGTCACTCCATCGAGGCCGTTCTCGTACAGGTGAGCGCCGATGGCCCCGATCGGCTTCCCCGCTTCGTCCCGCAGGCAGAAGATCGCGGACCCGCGCTCGAGGTAGACCTCCCACCGATCAAGCCAGAGGCGCTCGTCGAGACCGCACACGACATTCTCCTGGGATGCGAACGCGCGCGCCAGGGGAAGCAAGGCTTCAAGGTCTTCTCGTGTCTTGACGCGCTCCATCACAGATTGTGCCTCAGCTCGACCTGGAGGCGCTTCACGCGAGGAGCCGTAATACCCCCACTGTCCTTGCGAATCTCCATGAAGACCTCACCGGCAGCCTGGGCCGTCTCCGAAATGGAATACCAACCCGTCGTACTGCGGCCTGTGCTGGTCGTCGAGAGCGTGTTCGAGCCTGTCCCATCGAGAGAGGTGTACGAACCCCCGTGCGAGGTAGCCCAGCGAAGCCGCATGGCATTTCCGCCCGAGGCTGGCGTCTGGACGTCGCACGACAGGCGAGCTTCATCAAACTGTGTCAGATCGACCAAGAAGCGGTCGTCGCCGGTCAACGCCGGGAAATCACCGGCACCAGTTCCAGAAGCCGTCGCGTCCTCAGAATGAATGATGCTCCAGTAGTTTGCGACAGACTTCCCATCCAGGGTGAGTCCAAGCGTGAGGTTGAGCGGATCGGGAAGGACATACTCGGGTGTTGCCTCCGGGACAATCAGTCCCCGGTCGGCGTCGATGACCCCAGTGGTAACAAGTTCGATCACGCCCGCACGCCCGCGGACCGCACGGACATGGATCGGCCACTCGTAGTTCCCGCCCCGGTCACCTCCGAGAGAGCGCACAATGGAAGGATCGTTGGGCCCAAGGCTCGGATTCGGGCGTGACACCGAGCGCCGGCCTATTTTCCGGTTGAGTCGCTGGAGGGCCTTCCTCGGATTGACCATCAGACCCTCGCTCTCCGACGTGAGCCGGTCAGCTCGAACGAGAGAACGCCCTTCTCCAGAGCCCAGGCCGAACCGACGGCGTTGCTTCGCAGCTCGAGGAAAAACATCTCCCCGCGCCCACGCATCGTGAAGATGTTCCGGCTTCTCCCAGGCTGGACGTGCCCTTGGGCGACCGGCGCTCCCAGCGTGTCGGCCTTGTCGGTCGAATAGAGTTTCCAGTTCACTCCGCCAGGGATCGTGTTGGAGAGCGTGATCTGTCCGCGAACCAGGCGGATCTCTCGATCAAGGCCGGGCAGCGCGTACGGGCCCAGGATGATGAAGGAGTCGATCGCGCTCCCATCGTCATCCAGCTCGGCCGTATCTTGCTTGCGAACGTACCCATCCTCGCAGCCCACCAGGCGAACACGATCACCAGGCGCGTCTCCGTCGAGCACCAGGACAGAACTCGGCTCGTGACTCACGTTGGAGAACGTGACCGGGTACCAGGCCCCGGTGATCTGCTCCCAGAAGTAGTGCTCTTGCTGGGTAGCCCCCGCCCCGTCCCGCGCCGTGAGGAAGATTTCGAGGCCCTCACGGGTGTAGTTCCAGGCGAGCTTGGCGAGCCTCGAGGTGAGGTCCACGTCGCGCAGCCTCTTCTCGATCCAGCCCACGCTGATCCGCTCGGGGAGACTTGTCGGCGCCATCCGGTAGACCCCGCCCTCGACCGAGTAGAAGTACAGCACCCCGTTCGGGTCGCGCGCCCACGCTGCACCAAAGGCCATGCCGACCGTCTTCGAGACGTTATCGACGCGGCCGTTGTCCATCGGGTCGTTCGTCATGCGCCAGATTTGGTGATCGCACATGAAGAAGAGCAACTGGTCATTCCACGGGATCAGGCCGTTGATGACGTCCTCGATCCGGCCAGCATCCGAGTTTGTGCCCGCGGCCGGAGTCGTGGGATCGACCTCTCCAGAGCGCGGAAAGTAGTCCCAGTCGTAGGGGTTTCCTGCACGAGACATGAACCAGCCGTGCGGGTCGTCCGCCGAACGTGCCGCGACCAGGCGGCCATTCCAGGCCTCGAACAGCTTGCAGCGTGGCTCTACGACTCCGAGGTTGGCCACGAAGGGAGCCACGGTGTCTGTCGCCAGGTCGTAGACGAAGTAGTTCACCGAGTCGGTGAAAAACCGCTGTCGGAACAGCGTCACCGCCGAGATGTACTCCGAGGCCGCACTCAGGGCCGGAGCGGCCGTCGTGCTTCCCTTGGTCGGATCGTCCCAGGTTCCTCCGGAGACGTTCGCGATCTTGATGGCCCCACCCGCAACCGCGAGCACCTTCTGAGTCCTCGTCGAGCCGCTAGTCGGCGTAGACGTGACGAGCTTGATCTTCTTGACTGCCCCCAGGGGCTCGACGTTGCCCGTCGCCCCACCAGCGCCGGCTCCGTTCCCCTTCGTGTTCTGCAGCTCGAGCGTTGTGCCACTCAGCACCTTGACCTCGTGCCGACCGTTCACGTTGAGGTTGACCAGGTGCCCGTCAACCTGCACTTCGTCTCCATCGGAGAAAAGCGCGGTCGATCCGACCGTGACCACGATCGGGGTGGCGTCCGTTGAGGAGATAATCGCGGTCGTGCCTGACTCGTTGAACGTCGTTCCACCGAAGTAGACGAATTCGGAGATCGTCACCGGATCGTTGCCGTAGTCCGGCATCGTCGGCGGAAGAGCCACGATCTGCTTCTCTCCGGAGGTCACGCCGACGCCTGGGAACGTGAAAAGTTCCGTTCCCGCTCGGTCAAAGGCCGCAACCTGCCAGTCTAGCGTAACCAGTCCGGGCCACGGGATGTACACGTTGTCGTTCGCGTCCACCGCAAGGCGCATGAAGCCTGTCTTGAAAATCAACCCACCGCTGATGTCCTGCACGAAGTCCCAGCTTTTGCGAACCGACCCACCCTCGTCGATCCAGTAGTTGAGCCAAGCCTTCTCGTTGGCGACAAAGCCAGAACTCTCACGCGGACCGATCGTGTAGATGTTGTTCTTGCTGTCGAGCGCGCAAAAGAACCCGATCCCTCCGTCCGGCGTTGTGCTCGCAAGCTGCTGCCAAATCTGAGTCCCATCCGGCTCGTACTTGGTGAGGTACTGCTCGTTCCCGTCATAGCTCGTGCCGGCCACGTCCGCCCCATCGACGGAAGAGACGAAGACGTGCCCGTCGTCGCGGATCGCCAGGCCGAACGCCTGGTACTCGACGCCAAAGGAGACGTCTGGGCCGTCTGGGGCTGTGGTATCTCCAGACTGCTCGTACTTGTGGCACTCCGCCTCGTTGTTCGCCTCGTCGCTGATCGTGACGTAGAGATCGACGCCCTTCGCCACCATGTTCGAGACGTAGCAGACCGTCCCGATGGTCGAGGTGGCCCCGAGCCCGGTAGTCTGCATCGTCGGCGCATAGGACCAGTCGAGGACGTACTCCCCGGTGACCAGTGGCCGGTACTTGAAGATCCTCGAGTTGGCCTGCGTGACTGGCGTCAGGGTTTGCGGGTTGCCGTTCGTGAGACCCGTCGCGACGTAGACGTTGAGATCGTCGTCCACCTCGATCCGCCGCAGGTAGGTCCCAGTGAGCACCGGAACCGAGACCGTGGCGAGTGTCTTCCCCTCGGGGCTGAGGACGTAGAAAGCCGAGACGGACGTCGGCCAGACGGCGGCATTGTCGCGTGCGCCCTCGAGAACGTACAGGCGGCCGGTCAGGTCTACGGCGATGTCTACCGAGTGCCCGCCACCAGGGGTGGCTGCGAGCCATTCCGTCTCAATGTCGGCATCGGCGTGCTCGGAGTAGGTGATCTGCCTGTCGTCACCAACAACCACACCCAAGTCGAGGACCGGATCTGCGCCAGCAGTTACGAGCCCGGAGACGTACTTGCTATGGCCCGGTCGCGAGCCACCCCGGATCCGATCGGTGTCCGCCTCCATTCCCACGACGTTTCCGCCATCGCGGGCCGTGTTCGGCGGCTGCCGGCCGAATGCGAACCGTTCCGAGATGCCCTTGTAGGGCCAGAAGAAAGGAATCTCACGGGTCATGGATTTGGCGAGAGACGGTAGAGGACGTTGCACACGACACCGGCGACGCCGGCCTCCTTGACGATCCGCAGGCCGTCGTTGGACTGAATGCCGTCCTTGCTCTTTTTATCGTCAACGTTGCTGTGCGTTCCGGTGCGCTTGGAACCCTGGTTGTTGCCAGCGATGCTGTAGAGCGCGAGACTCACACCGCCTGCCGTCTGAATGTCAATCGTTCGCCTGGCGCCGTCGCTATCCCCATGGAAAAGGATTCCATCGAAGATGCACTTTCTTCCTGAAGGGACGATTGTGGCGTCGATGGTCGCCCCAGCGATGAGCCCGCTAGTCTTGGATCCATATCCAGTTGCAGGGGCGAGCCCGTTCATTAGAGGATCCCTCGCCGGAAGCAAACGGTAAGGGCGATCACGAGAGAGGCGTTGTCCAGTGTGACCACCTGGAGGCCATCAAGGGACTCAAGCCCCCAGGGACCACAGGAGAGCCCGTGCCTCAAAGCGTCGGCATCAGTAAGGTCCATGGCCAGCCAGGAGTGGATTACCGTCCCGTCTTGCCGCTGGAGCGAGATGTCGCAGTCCGTCGATGTAGACGCACCACCAACGAGGATCTTGTCGATGACGCACCGTTCGCCTGCCCCGGCGACCTCATCTGTTCCATCGGCCGAGATAGCATAGGTCTTCGAGCCGTATCCGACGTGGCTAGTCATGTTGGGTCACTCACACTGAATCGTGCCGGGATCGAGGCGTGCCGGCCGAGGTGGACTCGCTGCGCTGCCCCGCCGCGCATGATTCCCATGGTTCCCTGAACCCCGCCGTCCCACCGCTTGAAGGCTTCCAGGTCAGGGTCCATCGGGAGGCGCCGATTGGCGTCTCCCTGGAATTCACGAAGCCGCGCTGCAAGCCCGCGTTCATCGGACTCCAGCCGGCCCTTCGCGAAGTGTTCGCAGAGCGTGTAGAAGCAGCCCTCACCCTCCTGGGGAAGGAAGAGCACGTCGCTCGTCTTCGACACTCGGAGCCACCCAGAGTTGTACATACCCTGGAAGGCGTCAGTCTCGTTCGAGGCAGGCGTCGGAGTGATCTCCAGGATCCACGTCACTGGCTCGTTCGCTGGCGCCGGCGTCGGGCCGGCTCGTCCGAGACAGGCGTAGGTCGTTCCAAGACCCGTTGCGCCTCCGATCGCATTCGAGCGAAGGTGATTGATCGACTCGGGCGTGCCCCAGACCAAACCGCTGATGATCCCGTTCGGATCGTCCAGCGAGTTCACCGGCACGATGCTCTTGAAGTCCGAGGGCAGTCCGACGGTGTTCGTCTCGAGCTCGCCGGCAATCGCCGTCACTGTGCCCGTCGAGGCCGCAGTCCGAAGCGTAAGTGTGTTGTCGGTCTTCGCGAGTACCTCGTAGCGACCGGGGATCAGCGTTCCGGTTCCATCGGTCCCCGAGTCGAGCTTGACTTCATCTCCGATGACCCGCGTGTAACTTGCGAAGGCTCCGGTCTGGGTCAGTGTGAGGCCGTCCGAGGAGAGCGAGGCTCCGGTGATCGTGACCGAACCCCGCAGGTCAAGGTGCATTGGCCGGCCACGGAGCCAGTTCCACTGGTGCATGTTGGCCAGGTAGGTCCCGGCCTGGTTGACAAGATTCAGGAGCGCGACGGCCGGAGGAATCGGCCCGCCGAGATTCATGTCGAGATAGCTCTCGATCTCTCCGGCAGTCAGTGTCATCGCGTGGCTCCTGTGGTGTACGAGAAGCCCGCCCCCGTCGAGCGGGAGCGAGCTTGCAGAACCTAGTTGGTAGAGATCAGGCGGCTTCGGTGTTGTAGAGGCCGACGTAGCCGAAGACGTACACGTTCCCGAGGGTACGCGCGGTCGGGCTCGTGACAGCCTCGTTACCGATGGCGGCGATCGTCTCGCCCGCAGCTTCGACGAGATCGAAGTTCTTCGCAGTCGTCACGATCAGGTCGGAGCCGATGGCAACCGAGCCCGAAGCGGCAATCACGAAGGCATCGACGTAGCCGAGCACCAGGACAGACCCCTTCGCATCATCGGCGGCTGCTTCGGTGCAGACGCAGAAGACCGTCGGGTCGTTGCCCAGGACTTCCGCGGCCGAGGGAGCGCGCACGTTCGACCATCCGGAGGTCTCCGAGCCAGGGGTGAGGTTGGTCACCGCGGAATCGGAAATCACCAGGTCGAACGCGAGCACGTCGCCTACGGCCATCGCGGCGCCACGAACGGTCACGCGCACGGGGTTGTCGCTCGGGGGTTGAAGCCCGATCGGACCGTGCATTCCGGGAGTGAACATAGCTGGATCCTCCTAGACGTGATCGTTGAGGGGAGCGAGAAGGAAGTGCCGGTTGCGGCTACGCGGAGCGAGGTTCGCGTAGGTGTTGACCGGCATGACGTGGGTCGTCGGCTGCTCCACGTCCGTCATCACGCCGAGCGAGGTGAAGTACCTGTCGGTGTGGAAGACGGGGCGGAGGTACTGCGGCTGGACGCCGTAGTACCGAGGACCGATTTGCTCCGCCGAAGCGGCGCCACCACCAGAGGCCGTGATCTCGGTCACGAGCGCACTCTGGTCGTCGTTGTCGTACAGCGCCGCCGTGTCGAGCTGGGCGATGTAGACGATGGGAGACCCGGCATACGTCGGGTTGAAGAACGGGTCCTTCATGTCGATCCAGAGGTCCTTCGATTCCCGGTAGAGGAACATCAGGCGCGTCTTGCCGAGCAGGCTACATGCGATGAAGGGTCCCGGTCGCTGCTGCTTCTGGGGGTTCTCGAAGTACTCCGGGAACATGGGCGGCGGCCGGAAGTCGGTCGCGTGGTACGCCATGTCCAGGAAGTGAAGCACGTTGTCGATGCTCCCGACCGTGAAGCCGTTGGAGTCACTGCCACCGCTTGCGTCACCGTACTGGAGAACGATGTTGGCCCAGTTCTCGCCGCCATCCGCCGTGTCCGGGTTGATGTTGGCGATCGTGGTCCACGCCACCGCAGAGCCGCCGGAATACTCGAGCGGGTGCTCGGCAGTCTGGACTTGGCCCGCGGTCCCTTGCAGGTCGTTCCCGTGGATAAAGCAGGGAATGGAGAACATCTCTTGCCCGCCAGCGGCCTCCATCTCGGCGTTGCTGGGCGCGGCCCAGAACAACTCCTCGAAGAAGTTCATCTGATCGGTATAGAGGTCCTGCTGCTTCCGCCAGTAGAGGTCCTTGTAGGCCTGGAACTTCGCCTCTTGGCTCATGTTCCCGCCCGCGTTCAGGATGATCTCCTCGTCCGTCCACACCATGTCGGTGAGGAAGAAGCGCCAGTCGATCTTCCAGGTGACCCCGGTCTGCGGGTTCGAGTACGTCTGCCGTTGGTTGGGCTTGTAGGACCGAGCCCTTCGCACGGAAGACAGGTAGATGTAGTCCCTGATGTCGGAACCACCTTGGAGAACGTCGGACATCCCCTGGCCACGAAGCATGTAGCCGAGAGTGCCGTAGTTCGTCTTCTGGGCGTCGTTGACGACCTCACGCGGGCGCGTGAGATACGTCGGCCCAGTGATGTTCACGAACTCCGTGAACAGATTGAGGGCAACCCCTCCTCCAACGGCCATAAAGGCCTCCTGCTGCTAGACAGCTATCGAGCCGTTCGGAGACCGAACTCGCGTGCACCCTGAATGTCTCCTGAGAACAGCTTCTCGAGGATGCCGTCCGAGCGCTGATCGCTCGTGATCGGGTCCTCGCCGGCGTCCTTCTGGACACGCTTCGTGGGTTGCGTTCCTGCGGTCTTCCTGCGGCGGGTTTCTTGTTGCGTGGCGCGGCGCCGGCTTGCTCCAGAGTCTTGGAGCCCCAGCGAGAGACACGCCGACAGCATGATCCGGTCCGACCGCTCTTGATCGGAGGCTCCGGGCATCTGGAAGGCGGGGTCTTTCACGAGAAGGCCCATGCGACGCTGGACAAGGCCGGCAACCTTGCCGCCTTGAAGCTGAGGGAACCGCTCCACCCAGCCTTTCCGCGAAGTAGCCACCAGTTCGTCGATCCGCGTCCGCGTCCGTTGCTCGTCGCGACCTTCCAGGGCCTCGATTCGCTCCATCAGCTTCGTTTCACGCACGGACAGCAACTTCTTCACGGCCGCCACACCCTCCTCGCCTACGGGCTCCAGAAGAGGCTCGAGCAGCGCATCCATCGGGTCTACTGCGGGCACGCCGGCCTCTGCCGGTTCCGCGGGACTCGGGGGCTGCGGTGCCGCCTCCATGGGCTCGCCAGTGCGAAGCCGACGGTGGGCGTCGTCGTCTCGGGCCAAAACCTCGTGACGTGACATCCCTCGTGAAATGAGAGTGTCCTCGTCCATGGCATCGACCTCTGACGGCAAGAAACCCGAACGCAACAGGGCGTGCCGTGCCATCTCTGCCGCATTCGCGGACCGATGGACCGGATCCTGGAACTGCTCGGGATCACCTGGGGACGGCACGCCGGAATGGTCCGGCTCGTCTCCGGGGTGAATGATGGGCTCCAGCAGGAGCTCGGCGTCCGTCTGGACGGGCTCGGCTGGCTGGGCCTGTGCGGGTTGCGCCTGGGGCTCGGGTTCGCGTTGCGCGTTGGGGTCGAACGTGCCCATGGGCTGCCCATTGTCGGACGCACGGCCGTTGCCGACCGCGGAGAGACCAGCTCCTCCTTCGGGGACGCCTACGGCTTCCGGGTTGCCCTCGTACTTGGCGAAGAGGTCCGAGAGGACTGAATCCGCGCGGTCACGCGCCTCGTGCGCCTCGGGCGTTTGGGCGCCGTCTCCGAGATTCGATCCGGCATCGAAGGCTTCGTTGTTCTCCGGTCCCCCGGCTACCACATGCGATCCCGGAGGCACGCCGGGATGCTCGGCCGGTGGAGTCGGCACGGTGGCGACCGGGGGCCTCTGGAGCTGGAATCCCGGGGGCAGGGTCCCACCAGAGGGCGAAGCGGAAGGAGCAGATCCGCCTCCACTCTTGGGGAGATACTGGCCATTGTTGCCACGCGCCCGCGGCTTCGGTCCGCCGGACTTGGGGGCGCTGCCGGTGGCTGATTGGCTTCTGGGATTCCTGCGCGGGGCTCTGGCCATGCCTAGACTCCTACCACCTGGGCTATTCGCGTGCAAATGTGGGATTCCGGCGACAGAACTCCCGCACGTCGTTGTTCGTGTCGAAACGGGGGATGTCGTGGCCTGATGCGTCCTTCGCCCACTTGTTCCAATTCATGCCGGGGGCATCCCGCCGCTTGGGCAGGGCGTGGCTGACGTGGGCATTGTCCACGACGCGGACCTCGAGCGAGGGCTCCCGCTCGCGCCGCCGCTCTTCGGAGACATCGACGACCTTCCCGTCGCGCACCATGAAGGTTCGGTGCCCAAGGCTCATTGGGCCCCCACTAGTTCCTCGCGGTACTTTTCGTCGCCATCGACGATCGTCTCGTCCCAGCTCCAGGGGTCCTCGTCGGCATGTCCGAGGGCCTTCTGAATGGCCCAAGCCGTGCGAATCGGACTGGCGACCAACGTCTCGTAGTCGAAGGCGAAGAGCGGGATCTCGCGCATGGCGAGGTAGTGCAGGACCCCCTGGCGGAAGAAGGCGACCAAGGTCTCGACGTTTTCATAGCCCTGGCGCTCGTACCAGGCCATGTCCGGTCGATCGAGTTGGCGCTGCCTAGAGGCCCACCAGAGCTTGCGGACCGGCATCACGGCATGGTCGAAGCCGAGGCGTTTGTGCTCTTGCTCCCAGTCCCTCCAGAGGTCTTCGTTCCCCCCATGCCAGAGGAGGGTCTTGAAGCCCTGGCGGTCCAAGAATCGCTGTACCAGCCGGTTTCCCGAACCGGGAAGACCACAGATGAGGATGCTTTCCCGCTCTTTCATGCCCCAGTAGCCGCCATCTGGAACGGCCTCGCCGCGGGTTCAGAGGACCCACCCTGGAGGAACTGAAGGTTGGGAGACGGCACTCCGACGTCACCAGCCATGCGGATTTGGCCCTTTCTCTTGTCCGCCGGCTGGCCAGAGGTGCCCTCTGGGGCTTGGAGCATCATGTCGGCCACCTGGTTGGCGAACGCCCACTTCACGATGTCCGCGAAGCCCGGCCAGTTCATCGAGTCTCCGAGGCGGTCGAGGACCGCCTGCCAGTCCATCCAGGGGAACTGGACGACCATCGGAGCGACCTGCATCACGATCTGGAGCGCCTGCATCGCGCGTGCCTGCATCGAAGGATCGTCGGACCGCTGCATCGAATAGGGCTCGACGGACAGCTCGAGGAGATCGAAGTCCGAGAGATAGCGCTCGTAACCTTCCCGTTCGTTTTCGCCGCTCTCGAGCATGTCGTCGGGGAGGTCGATGCCGGGGAACTCCTTGCGGATCCGTTCCCGCTGTCCCTCACCATGACCGCCGACCCAGACCCCTTCCTGCATCCCGACATCCTTGGACCTCGAGCCTAGGAAGACCACAGAGCGGTCGTCAGCCCAGATGTACCAGAGCACCGTCCTGAGATGCTGGGCCACGCCGTCGATCTGGAACTTCATCTGAAGGTGCGCGACCTTGCGGTTCATGGCGCGGTCCGCGATGACGTCGGCAGTCGCCGTCACCCCTTCCGCTGGAGCGCCCTTTCCCGCATCAGCTAGGCCGACGCCCCGGTTCCGACGATCGAGGGCGATGGCCTCAGCCTGGAGCCCGGCAACGGTCGCACCACCAAGCTCCACCTCCTTGATCCCGTCACGGACGCTGGACATCTTGGCCGAGACCACGCCGCCGTCAGGCGCCTCTTCGACCTTCTGCTGGATGTCGGGGTCGAGGTCGTCCACGAAGGCGATCTTTTTCCGGCGCTCGTTGGCGGCCATGTTGGCGTCAGCCTGGCGGTTGAGCGCCTGGTGGTTGCCCCAGTTCGCAGGCAGGATCGCGAGCGGGTGCTGCTTGTCCGGGACTGGATAGGCCTTGAAGAACGAGTACGGACCCCAGCGCGGCCCGTAGAAGGGCTCTGGATCGCGGATGTAGCTGCTATCGCCCTCCTCGCGGTCTCGGAACCGGCCCGACTGGTCTCGAGTGGGGTCCGAGAGGGTGACGTAGTAGATCATCCCGTGATACTCGGCTGGGCTGTAGTCCTCGGGGATCGGCGCTTCGGGCACCCAGACCGAGTAGAAGGTGACCGTCTTCCGTTTCGGCGCGTTGATGACCTGGCGGTCGTACTGTAGCTCCTCCTCGCCCTCGCCCTCGTTCATCGCACCGATCGCAGCGAGGTTCCAGGGCTGCTTGCGGCCCTCGTCCTTGGCCTCGTCGTTCTCGCGGCGAGCGCGTTCTTCGAGGTCGTCCTTGTCCTCGGATACGGGGTGCGCCATCCAGCGAGCTGATCGGAAGCTCTTTGCGCGAGCATCACAAGCGAACTCTACCGGGCTGATTCGTGTCGATGAAGGGCGATGGATCGGGTCGTCCAGGTCCCTTCCAAGGCCGTGGACAGGTGAGGGTGCGACATGGATCACCCCGTAAGCGAAATCCCAGTCCACCGCGATCTCCTCGTAGAGCTCCCGCGGGTTCGTGTCCTCAATCAACCGGTTGCCCGCAGCTTCGAGCGCCGCTACCAACTCGTTCTGATACTCCGGGCGGCGGCTGCCGAGCTTGACCCTTGGATTCGAGAAGACGATCTGCGGATCGAGGTTGGAGATCACCTCGAAGGCTGTGTTCTCGGACTCGTAGGGAGCCCCGTCGGAGTCGTAGGCCGGGCCATGGTAGCCGCGGATCATGTCTTCCCACTGGGACAGGCGAACCTTGCGGAGCTGCTTCGCAGCCTCGACCTCGGCCCTCAAGTTCCCGTGGGAGACGTCGAGCATCTAGTCTTCCTCGACCTCTTCCTCGATGTCGAAGTTCTCGACATAGATCGTGTCCTGAGCGGAAACGATGTGCAGGCCGCGCTGGGTGTTCAGGCAGGAGCCGCCGAACTCGTGCCAGGTGATGATCGAGCCTGGCCGGATGCCGTAGAGCGAGAAGACGTCGAGGATCGAGCCATCGTCGAGAATCATCCCCTGGCCCACCCGGAGAACGCGCCCGCGCACAGGCTTGCCTCTGGGGCCGGCATTCTGACTTCGCCGGGCACTGGGGGGGAGGAAGATACCGCCACGGGTCTTCTCGCCGGCAGCGATCTCCTCGACGAGCATCCGGTCGAGCGTCGGCTGCCCCAGGCGAATCTGTTCGCCGGCCTGGATCGCTTCGGCCTCATCGAGGGCCGCCCGAACCTGCTCCTCGTGGTCGCCTACGGGGTCGATGTCCGGGGCGAGCTTGGGACGGGGAGCGGTCTTGACCCCCACTAGTAGCCCTTCTTGTGGCCGCCCTTGCTACCAGCCGGGCGACAAGCGCCCTTGGCCGTGCTGGGCGGTCGCTGGCCACTGGCATTGCCGCGGACCGCGGCAGGCTTACCTGCTCCGCGACCCGGCGCCACGCCGTTTCCGCAGGGCTTCTTGGAGTATCCGGTCATCTTCGGCATCAGTTCATCCTCCACTGAGAGTCGCCAGGTTTGGGTGGCGCATCCACCAGCCGGCCGTTGCGCCAGACCTTTCCACGGTAGATCCGCCTGGCGGACTTTCCAAGTACCTCCTCATGGCGGAGCCTCGCGCCATAGCTCTTGAGGCCCCAGATGGGCTTCGGAGGCCTCTCGAGCGCGGCCGTGGCCTCGTAGCCCACATGGTCGCGGACGTAGACAGCCATCATGCGTAGAGCATCCGCTCCGTGATCGTTGATCTTGATGGGCTCTTCCTTGATCGCCTTCCCGTCCTCTCGGACCGGGTAGCAGTAGCCCGGGATCTCCTGGTGCGTAGCCCAGGGACGGGACTCCTCGACTAGCCGGGGCTCTCGGCCGAAGCGCAGGCAGTCTCGGATGATGTAGAGCCCCCTGGTCCCGTCAGCCTTGCGGGTCATCATCACCCGGGCTTCGTCCAGGCCGGCCTTTTCCTTCGATTGGCCGCTCTTGCGCACCTTGTCGGTGAAGCGGAACAGCGGCGCCCCATCGAGCCCCTTGCGGCGAACCCGCGTGTTGAAGGTGTGCGCCCAGGCGTGGTCGTGGTCGATGAACCCCGCGTGCAGCGGGAACTCCTCGGCTAGCTCTGCCCACCGATCCGCCCACCAGTCGTGGTTCTTCGTCCGATAGACCTCAGCCACCAGGTAGGCGCGCCACTGATCGTCGAAGGCCCAGACGTGCCCGACACCCGGGGAGGGGTAGCCGCAGTCCTGGGTCGCAATGAAGTGCTGGAGGTGGATCCGGGCCGGGTTGCCTTCTTGGTCGCACCAGCCCTCGTCGTGGACGTGCAGGAAGTAGCCGTCGGCCTCATGCACGACTTCTGCCGTGAGCATGTGCACCGCGGGATCCCAGTCGGGCCAAACCTGGCCCTCGGCAGAGACCCAGCGACCATAGAAAAGCCGCTGGAGCGTCGTTCCGGTCATCGTCCGGCGACAGGTGCGAAGGAAGTCGATCCCCTCTTCAGTCCACTTCCCTTCCTCGTGGTTGTAGAGGTTCGGATTGTCCCAGAACCGCCCCACGATCCGATGCATCCGCCCTTGGAGGCACCGCTGGTTCGCCCAGTGGTACTCGTCCTCGGGGTTGCAGTCCCCGAAGAGGATTCGGAACGGCGGGTATCCCTTCCCCTTGGGCCGGCCGAAGGTCGCGCGGATCAGGCTCTCCCACTCCTGCTTCGTGAGTTCCTGGCACTCGTTGACGTACACCCAGTCGAAGTTGGTCGAGAAGAGCTTGCGCCGCTGCTCGCCGCTACCCATGCCTCCGAGCACGACTTCGCCACCGAGAGAGGGGTGCTTGTACCGCTGGCGGTCAATCCCCTGTCCGCCTGCGCGGAGGGCGGGATGGCCAGGCCCGAGCACCTGGTTCTCGTAGATGTCCTGCCAGGCATCAACCAGGGAGACCTTCGTCTTCCGCATAACGAGCCCCTTTGACCGGGGGTACATCGTCTGCATGGCGTAGACCCACTCCGCGACCATGCGGGTTTTGCCACACTTGGTCACTCCTTCGAGTAGGGCCTCGTCAGGGACCTCAACGCTTCCGTTGAGCCACCCGAACATCTGGGCCCCGTCGCCGTAGGGCGTGTATCTGCCGGCTGTCACCGGCCAGAGCCTAGCTTACTGCGCGCGCCGAAGCGCTCTGTCGAGTCCGATGCGGACGTCGAGCGCCATCCCCTGAGCCTGCTCCACGAGCAACCGTCCGATCTCTTCGGCGTCCTGGTTCTTGCATTTCCGGATGGCATCCACCGCGATCTGGGCCGTGCTCCGGCGGATTCTGGTTGCCTCGACTGCCTCCTCGGTGGTTCCGGTCTGGGCCGCAGAAAGCAGGTTTTGCTCGGTCATAGGTCTCTCTACTCGCTGGGCGAGAACGTGACGGTCACGACTCGCAGGGGATGTTGCTTGGGCTCTCCATCGACGTACTCCAGGAGCACGTCTTCGGGGAGCATGAAGTCTCGGACCTCGACCATGGAGCCGTTGCGACCGTCGCCGTGCTCTTTCTCGATGTGGGTATGATAGAGGGCCAGCGCCTCGCCGTAGGCCGCGACCATCCGAATCTCCTGATCGGGTTTCAATCGCCCGGTCCGAATCTCCTGTTCCACGAATCCGGCGGCGAGCCGCTCAAGTGGTGTTAGATCCCGGCCGCCCCGGAAGTCGAGGCCGACGTCCTTGCGGCGTTTCACGCCCCGCTCCTCTTCTTCGATCACCCGGCGCAGTCGCTTCGGGTCGGCCTCTTCCTCTGCTCGACTGCTCATGGCTTTCTCTTCGGTCTCGCCATGGGACCTCCTAGACGTGCATGGGGCGTGTGGCCCCTACGGCCTTCCGGGCAGTTGCCCGGATCTCTGGACTGTCGATTGAATCGGGCCAAGAAACCCATGCGAGGCGTTTCCGGCCGTTGGGGGCGGGTTCGAACCCGGAGTGGATGCCGAGTTCGCGCTTCATGGAAGCTAGCTCGTGTTCGTTCGGTAGGACGGCGGCGTTCACGGCCATGTGCGCTTCGGCAAGCTGCGCTCCAGTCAACGCTAGATCGTCGGGCTGGTAGTGTGCCGGCGGGTCGATCGTGTACTCCTTCGGCCCGATCTCGGGCTCGAGCGAGCGCGCCCATTGGCGGTCCTCACGCCGGCAGGTCCACCAGTAGCGCACGGTCCACTCCAGCCGCGCCTCGCACATCTCCTTGCCGAGCGCGTGCAGCCAGGGGTAGTACCGCTGGGTCTCGAAGTCGCTTCGCCGAATGGCGGAGAGAAGGAACTTCAGCCACTTGGCCGCATCGACGAGCCGCTCACGCGCGCCGTTTCTCCCCTCCTGGAGCACGACATTCCGGAACCGTTTCCAGCAGTCCAGAATCACCGGCACAGGGGAGTCCGGCCACTGGTAGGGAGGCGGCGCCTTGAAGCTGTCTGCCGCCGGCCACTGAGCGTTCACGAAGACCCCGAAGGACTCTCTGATGTCGGCCACGATGGCCCTAAGCCTACCGATCTGCTAGAGTCCCGTCCATGCCCCGTCCCTACCCGACGCGCGACAACCCTCAGCAGTTCTCGAGGCACGGCACCCGCCAGGCCTACGACAAGGGCCATTGTCGGTGCCCCGAGTGCCAGGCATGGAAGAAGGTCGAAAACGCGAAGAAGTTCAAGAGGCGCAAGGCCAGGCACAAGAAGGCCCAGGCCCGGCTCTACGGCCTGGAGCAGAAGCGCCGCCGTGGAGAGCAGGTAGGCCGGTCGGGCAAGCTGACGAAGGTCCAGGAAGAGGTCGAGCGGCTCGCGCGACGCCGGACTGGAGAGAAAGACTAGAGACAATCCGCCGTTCCACTGTGGAACACTCACTCGAAGGAGATCCCGATGCCGTGTCCGAAACAGTCCTGTTCCTGCGAGTCTCCGGCCCTGCGGGGGTTTTTGAACCTGCAACCGCCTCCGGGCCAGTCGGGGATCCTGTTCGGGTCCTGTGAGTGCGACTGCCACGCCCAGCTTGCCGGCCAACTGCAACTCCCCAACTCGACGGAGGCCCTGTTCGGCTTTCTGGCCTGGCTGACGAGCCGTGCGGAGAAGGTCGAACTCGGCGCCGGACTGGATGCGGCACCGATCGCGGACCTCTTGAACGAGTACATCCGGGTCAACCGGCTGCCCGACGCGCGCCCCGGCTGGGAAACCAAGATCCGCACCCCTGTCGATCAGAAACAGGTTGCGGAGGCGAAGAAGGCCAAGTAGATTCCCGCCCACGCTCGCGGGGAGGCTTGCTAGTACCCGATCCCGAGCCAGTCTCCCGAGCTGGACGCACCGCGGGAAACGAAGATGAGGCCCCAGACTCCTTCGGGAGACCGGGGCTTCTTCCTTACCTGGGCGGCCTCTGGAGCCCCAGGCCCGAGGTGAGGACGCTCCCGGAGGCCTTCACGGCCATGTTGCGGATCGACGCCCCGAGCGCCAAGGCCTGCTCAGGAGGCAGAGCCACGAAGCGCACGGCCTTTCCGAACTCGAGGATCACCCGCCCCCGAGTGTCGATCCCCACGGACAACTGGCAGTCCCCCTCGTTCGCCTTGGTGAGCCCCTTGGTCGGGAGCTCGGCGGTCTCGACCAGCTTCCGCCGCACAGCCTCCGGGAGGCCCTGACCGTTCTCGATCGGTTCGCTCATGGGATTGGTTGGTAGAGACGTCCCTTTCGGGCAACCGGCATTAACCATAGCTGGGCCTCGCGGTTCCCAACCGTCTCCAGAGACACCCTACCCCCGGTAGGCTCAAACCGCCACCACAATCTTCCAGCCGCGCACGGCCAGGCGGTGCCAAGCCGAAGGGATCCTCTGGGACGTTCGAGAGGGGGAAGCCTACCACAGGGGGCTGTCTCGTTAGCGGAGGGGCCACCTACAGAGGTGGAACGGGACTCCGGCGTTTCCCGGAAGCACCCCCCGGGGGTCGGAACGATCGAGCCCCCCCCCCCCCCCCCCCCCCCCCC